CTTACCTTTTCTAAAAGATGATTACTTTGCTAATCGTACAGATAAAATTTTATTTCATCAAATTTATGATTTTGTAGATAAATATAATAATCTTCCTACAAAAGAAACCTTGATTATAGAATTAGGCAATAGAAAAGATATTACCGAGGAAGAGTATAAGGCAATAAAACAAACTATAAACGGACTTTCTTACGAAGAAAACGAATTACAATGGTTGCTTGATACTACGGAGAAATTCTGTAAAGACAAGGCGGTAAACAATGCAGTACTTAACGGCATTAAAATCTTGGATGGAAAAGACAAGAAAAGAACTCCAGAGGCCATTCCTTCAATTTTATCTGAAGCTCTTGCTGTGTCTTTTGATAATCATATTGGGCACGATTACATTGATGACGCAGATGATAGATTTGATTGGTACCATAGAACTGAATTAAGATTACCTTTTGACTTACAATATTTTAATAAGATAACTAAAGGCGGCGTTCCTCAAAAGACTTTAAATGTTTGTCTTGCAGGTACAGGTGTTGGTAAATCTTTGTTTATGTGTCACCTGGCTGCCTCTAGTATACTTGAAGGTAAAAATGTTTTATACATTACTTTAGAAATGGCAGAAGAAAGAATTGCTGAAAGAATAGACGCAAACTTATTAGATGTTAGTACAGATGATTTACACGCTCTACCTAAAACAATGTTTGATGATAGAGTTGAAAGATTAAAAAGTAAGTCGCCTGGTAAATTAATTATCAAAGAATATCCTACAGCGTCTGCTCATAGTGGACATTTCAAAGCATTATTAAATGAACTTGCATTAAAGAAAAGTTTTAAACCAGATGTATTGTTCATTGACTATTTAAATATATGTGCCTCTAGTAGATTTAAAGGTGGTAATATATCATCTTATTTTTATATCAAAGCAATCGCAGAAGAATTACGAGGTCTTGCTGTTGAGTTTAAATTACCTATATTCACAGCAACACAAACAACAAGAAGTGGTTTCGTATCTACTGATATTGGATTAGAAGATACTTCTGAAAGTTTTGGTCTACCTGCTACTGCTGATTTTATGTTTGCATTAATGACTAGTGAAGAACTAGACCAATTAAATCAAATGAAAGTTAAACAACTTAAAAACAGATATAGTGATCCTGCAATCAATCGTTCTTTTATAATCGGCGTTGATAGAAGTAAAATGAGATTGTATGATGTAGAACAAAAAGCACAAAACATAGTAGACGCCAATCAGGAGAAAGAAGTTGAAGTTGACCCATACGATAAGTTTTCTGACTTCAAAGTTTAAATTTATGCCTCGTAAAAAAGCAATAAACAAAACAAGACAAGAAGGAACAAGACCATTAGAAAAAGGTGAGAAACTACACTACACTAAATCTATGGTAAAGAAGAGAGGTAAGATATACTGGAGGGTTATAGAAAAACCTACTGGTACTATTATCAAAGATTACTTCTTTGAAAAAGACGCAAGAGCACTTGTTAGATTTCAAAACAAACATAGAGTTTGGGAAGTCAATGGTGGTATTCCTCACTTTCTTTGTTCTTATAAAGACTAATAAATATAGTTAGGAGAGAATAATGGCAACACTAAACCTAACAGAATTAAGAAAATACGAATACAGAGCACCTCTACTTGTTGACAAAGTATTTAAAAGAAATAATAAAGAAAACAAGTTTCCTACACTAGAAGGTCTATTTGAAGCGACACAAATAAAACTAGATGGCAAGACTTACGACAAATATAGTCCTGTTATTGCAAAATTAATTGTAAATAAAGATACAAAAAGATTAGAAGTTGTAGGTACACTAGAAGGTCAACCTGGTCGTAAAACTTTTAGTCTTTCAAAGCTTGAAAAATCAGAAGAGTTTGGTGGTCAACCTGTTGGTGGTAAAAGAGAAAATAAAGGTAATATCTTTGAGAGAGAATTGGGTAATAGATTTGTAGAGATACTAAATGGTGGTACCGCTAAAGGACCTTATGCAAAACAAGCTGCAAAAATTTTAAAGATAACTGCTAAAACATTAGGACAAGCAGTTATAAAAAGTGAGATAGTTGCTGGTGCAAATAATCCAAGACCTTTAATACTAGAAGGTGGTGAACCTATTATTAAACCTGGTGTTCCTATGAAACACGGTCCACAATTATCAGACATTACATTAACACATAAAAGTAAGAAATCTTATTTGTCTTTAAAGTTTGGTAGTACATTAACTTTTGTAAACTCTGGTGTTGCAAAGTATTTCTTTCCTGAGATTGAAATGATGACTGGTAAATTAAAAAATCCTACAGGTGTCGCAGTATTAAAAGCACTTGGTATTGATAATGAAAGATTTTGTAAAGTATTTAAAGACTATGGTAAAGTACAAAATGGTACAACCGTGCCTAATCATATTGAAAATGTATCAAACAAAGTTAATAAAACAGGATTACATAGATTACTTACAACTGCTATTGGTGCCGATTACTGGATGGTTCACGGTAAACCAGGTAATATCATAGACTTTTGGTATATGCCAGCAAATAAAAATGCTGCTATGGCGAGTATTGCTGGACCTATCACATTATACTATGGTGGTAAAGATGGTAAATCAAAAAGAATAGATATGGAGTTTAGTAATCAATTCTTTGATTTTAAGTTAAATATTCGTAATAAAAGTGGTAAGATATATCCTAGTCATTTGTTAGTTGACTATAAATCAAAACCAGGCACGAATAAGCAACGGTTATAAATAGTTAAGACGAAGTGAGTATTATATTGATGGATAGTTTATTTGTATATGGAAAAAATGAAGGACAAAAATGTTTAGTTTTAAAGGATATTCAAGCTCAGGTACTAATACACACCTAGAGCATTTAGAAGATAGTATTATAAATGACGGCGCTAAAGGTGGTAGAAATGCAATTGCATTTTTAAAGTCTTTACAAAAAATGCTTGTAGGTAATTCAAGCAAGAAAGTAAATGTAACCGTTAAATGGGACGGTGCACCTGCCATAGTTTGTGGTATCAATCCTGAAAACAACAAATTCTTTGTTGGAACAAAATCTGTATTCAATAGAACTCCCAAAATCAATTATACCGTTTCAGACATAAACAGAAACCATAGTGGTCCTGTTGCGTCTAAACTTCAAGTCTGTTTAAGAGAATTAAAAAAGTTAGGTATAAGAGGTATCTTACAAGGCGATTTATTATTTACTAGTGAAGAAAAGAAAGTAGTAAACATAGATGGCCAATCTATGATTTCTTTTACACCTAACACAATTACATATGCTTTACCAGTTGATAGTAGCGCTGGTAGAAAAGTTGCAAGAGCAAGACTAGGTATTGTATTTCATACTCAATATAATGGTAATGAAATGTCAAATTTAAATGCAAGTTTTGGTTATGTCAGAGGTATCAATTCTGCTAGTGTATTCGTACCATCGGCACAATACAAAGATACTAGTGGTAGTGCAACAATGAGTAGAGCAGAAGTTGCTAAGTTTAATGCACAATTAAGGATGGCAGAAGGTAGTTTACAGAAGGCAGGACCTTTGTTAAATCTATTTGATAGTAATGACCAGTTGTCAGTTGGTTTTAGACTAAAGACATTTTTCAATTCTGTCATTAGAGATAGTAAAGGTGGTATGGGTAGTGTTAGAACACTACAAGATAGATTTAGAGATTATTATGAGAACTTTATACAGGCAGAAATAGATAGTAAGAAAACTGCTAGAGGTAAAGAAAAATATATTGTTGCAAGAGATAACAATTTAAAATTTATTGATAGAAATAAACAAACACTATATTTTGCTATAGCAACTTATATGACTTTGCAAACAGCAAAGACTACAATATTGCAAAAGTTAGCACAGATACAAAGTGTTGGTCACTTTATTAGAACCGATAGTGGTTATAGAGTTACCGCACCTGAAGGATTTGTTGCGACAGATAAGATAGGAAATGTAGTCAAATTAGTAGATAGGTTAGAGTTTAGTAGAGCAAACTTTACTATCGCTAAAGATTGGGTAAAAGGATAATGAGAAAATTTTTTAGAGAAGTTATGGAATGGAAATTTAATTTCATTAAGACTAATCCTGTTAAGTCAGTTTATCTAGCGTGGTTAGAAGGACTGGCAATAGGTATCTTAATAATGTATTTGATAGGATAATAAATGGTTCAAACATTTGTCAATTTTTTAAAAGAAGCGAAGATGGTTCGTGTTGTTATTATGGGTGGGCCTGGTTCAGGTAAGTCAACCTATTCTGAATATATCATTAGACACTTTGGTATTAAACATATATACCCAGGTGGTTTATTGAGAAAAGAAATTGACAAAGGTGGTCCTGATGGTCAGAAGATTAAGAATTTATTAGACCAAGGTAAGTTTGCACCTAACGATATAGTTTTAAAACTAATTAGAAAAGAAGTTGCAAGTGCAACAAAAGGATATGTATTAGATGGATATCCTAGATATATGCAACAAGTAAGAGATATGGAAAAGTTTGGTATAGGTTATGATGTTGTTGTATTTTTAGATGTAGATAAAGAAGAAGTAATTAAAAGGTTGACAAAGAGAGGAAGAGCTGATGATAAACCAGATATTATATCTGATAGAATTGCCTTGTACAAAAAAGAAACAGGTCCAGCGATTGATTACTTCAAAACAAAACCAGGTTTTATTAGTATCAAAGCACAAGGAAAAGAACCTGGTGATATTGCGAGAGATATTATAAAGGAAATACAAAATGAAATATAGACCTTTACCAGATAACTTAACTATTAAACTATCACCAATAGAAGGTTTTGGTATATTCGCAGTAGAAAATATTGATAAGATGACAGACCTAGGAATATCACATTTAAGTCTAGGTAGAGAAATTTATAGAACACCTTTAGGTGGTTTTTTAAATCATAGTGATACACCTAATTGTCAAAAGATAGAAGTAGATGGTAAATACTATTTACAAACATTAAAAGATATTAAAAAAGGAGAAGAGTTAACATTAAAGTATACTCTATATAAAGTATGAAAAAAAATAATAGACAAAGAAACACAACATATTTTATGCCGATAAAAGAAGACTTAACTAGATTTTATATGAAACTAAAAAGTAAATTAAGTTTCTATGGTTGGCAGATAAGAAGTAAATATAAAAAATGAAACAATTTAAACAGATAATACAAGAAGGTGTTTACGACCCAGGAATATTCAAAGCATTTTTTCTTGCAGGTGGTCCTGGTTCTGGTAAGA